AAGTCGAAACCGTCGCAATCACGGCCAGACGATGCCGTAACGTGGAACAGCGTGTCGCCGTCAAGCGTGACCGAGTAATCAACGAACGGCGTTTCGGCCGACACGGCAACAGCAGCGGGCACGCTCAGCGCCGGCGTCGGCGCAAAAAACGCCACTAGGTACGTCGCAGCTAACAGGGTGCGACTGGTGCGGCGTGCCAGCAGGGCGGCGCGCATCGCTGCGCTTACAATTCGTCGTCAGTTTTTGGCCGGCCGACAGCTCGAGCGATCCACGCGTCGTAGTCCTCGCGTGTCATTGGCACGATTTTGTCGCCGACCTGGCGCGTGGCGCTGTCGAACGGTGTCAGCGCTTCCAGTTCTTCACGGGTCCATTCAGCCATTGACAATTCCATACACTCGAAACTCGCCGCCGGTCCAGGTTCCGACAGTGCATTCAAAAGTAACAGACGTGAACGACTGGCCTTGGCTGTAGTAGCCGTTCACGTCAATGCCTCGAATACTGCCGCCTTTTTGCGACCATGACGTGGGCGCAGACACATTCGGGCGGTACAGGGTCACGTCGAGGTGAGCTGCGCCGGCTGTAGCGTTGTCGTACGCAATTGGCATCGGCGAAACGTTTGAAAAGTTTGAGCTACTGGAGCCGCTCACGTTGTATTGAAATCTTGTGATGTTGCCGTAGTAGCCAGTCGTATGACTGCCGCCGTTGCCGAGCTCCATTTCAATATCGTTGCCACTGCCGGTTGTGTCGAGTGCGTGCCCGATAATCCGGTAGTTGTCAAATGTTGACGAAAACGCGCTCGTGATTGTGACGCTTGATGGCGTGCCGCTGATCGTTTCTGTTTTGACGTGAAACAGACCGATCTCGTTGAGTTCGGATGCGTTGAGAATGTTTCCGCCAGTAAAGGGGTAGGACATACTGTTCTTTTCTATCCGAGCCGGTTAACGCCGATAATACCCAAGCCGGCGCTGTCGAGGGTAAAGGTGCCGTAATCAATAGACGGGCGCAGCGTCAGCGTGACGGTCGTGTCTGCCGGCGTTGCTTTGATTGTGCGCCCAACAATCAACGAACGGCTGGTTTTGGTCGAACCTGACCCGGTCGGCTGGTACTGCACTCGAGCGCCTGCCCAAATACCGAGCTTCGGGTTTAGCAAGTCAGCCCATTCGTCGAAATCGGCGTCGGCTGCATGTTGTTCAACCATGCTCGCCGTAATTTGCAGACGTTCCGCAACGAACCGGGAATACTCAAACCGTTTCACCCAATTTTGAGCATCCTCAAGAGCGTTCGCGTCAGTTGACGCGCCTGACTGGTAGATCCGCACTCTTGGCCCGTAAAGCGCTCGAGTCGCGCCCGTGGCTGTTTGGGTCGCTGTTTGACCAACGCGCGTAATCTGTGCAGCGTTGGTGAGCTGGTCAACGTTGAATGCGCGCTCAAGGTTGCGAAACGGCAACTCGCCAGCGCTCACGCTTTCGTCGAACAGAAAAGATTTGACGTCTCGTTTTTGGGCGTTTTCAAGGATAAAAAGTTCGGCGTGTCCAGTCGTCACGTTTAGCGCGCCGGGCCATAACGCTGTGAGGCCGGCGGTCGCTACAGCGTTCGCCATGTAATCGCCGACCGGGCCAGATTCGGCAATATTAGGATCAAGCACTACGGGACGGCCTGCGTAGGTACCTACGCCGCCGACGATGGGAGACAGGCCCGTCACGTCAAGCACGCCGTCAGCCTCGGCTGTTTCGCCCCAGCGTGGCATGATCGTATTATTTTCGGGCGCTGACGGGTCAAGCAGCACACGCGTAGCCAGATAGGCGTTGGTATAAGTCGTTGACGCCGGCCAAGTAGCGTTGATTACTTGACGGCCGGCTGTTTGCACTACGTCAATCGCAGCCATCATTACCGTGGACGTCACGCCGTCGTCGTCAAGGTCGAAATCGTCAATGATGCCGCCGAACACTTGAACGGTTTCGGTGCCGGCGTCGGCTGTAATCGTTGCCCGAATGACTAGAGCTCGTTGGAACCAGTCAGTACTGGAGAACGTGCCGCCGCCGCCGGGCGTTAGTGCGCCGTCGTTGTTGTTAAACGTGACCGCTGCGCTCGAGGTGCCGACAATGCCGAGGTCGGTGAACTGGTCAACAGTCAGGCCGGTCGTGCGGCTTGTGAGGTCCGTAAACGTCCAACTGGTGCCGTTGTCGTAGTAGCCAATCCCGATTTGCCAAGTGGTAACGATCGCCACGTCAGAACCTGCGGGTGCCGCTTTGCACGGGCAGCGTGCCCCGGCGGCGCTGGTAAGACTGCAAAGCCCGAACCACGTCGTCGCCGTCACTCCCTGCTGGCATCGTAATGTTTACAGTCATACCGCCGCCGCTCATTTCGCCCATACGTGACAGCGGGATAACGGCCTCGGGTTCGTTGCCTTCGCCGATCAGCGCCAGCGTCGGGCCGGTCACTATGCCACCGTCGGCCAAGCCAGGTATAGACGGAAACGCCGGAATCTTTGGGAACCTAAACGATTTGCCGCCGATCTCAGGCAGCCAGCCGGGCACGTCAAAACCAAACCCGCCAATGGTTGCGTTCCAAAGCGCCCGCACACCCTCGAACACCATTTTTGCGCCGAACAGCATCGGCTGAAACATGAGCAGCAGAATGTCGCCCAAATTGTCTTTTACCAGATTGAACACTTCGGGCAGGCGTTTGATTACTGACGCCACAGCTTCGACCGAGTTACGGAACGCGTCAACGTTTTCCATTGCCCAAACAAAGCCGGCAACAAGCACAGCAATAGCGGCAGCGACAAGGATTATTGGAGAGATTGACGCCAGCAACGCGACAGCGATGCCGCCTAGGACGACAAGCAGCGCAGCGAACAGCGGCGCGTTTTTTGACATCATTTGGCCGAGGTTACCAAACCGCTCTTTTAAGTAATCGACTGCGCCAGCTAGGCCGCCTTTGTCAATCGCTTCCAGTAAGCCTTCAAGAAACTCAATAACTTTTTCGATTGCTGGCATGAGTTTCACGGCGAGCCGGTTGCGTAGCATCGCGAATCGTTCGCCCAGCGTGAGCACGGCGTCGGCTTGTTCGTCAACAAGGCCGGTGCCGTCGCCTAGTAACCCGTTAAAGTCGCCTAGGTCGAAAGCGCCGGCACGAATAGCGGCCGACAGGCGTTGTGCGCCTTCTGCGCCGAACGCCTCGGTTGCTATCTTTAAGGCGTCTACGTCGCTGGTAGCTGTTTCGATTTGTGAAACGATCGCCTCGAGCGCTGCGCGTGGGTCGCCTCCTAAGTCGGCGATTTCGCGGCTAAACCGGTTTAGGCCTGGCGAGATCCGGGTCACGTCGATACCGGCCTGCTCGAGTCCGCCCATAAGCGCGACGGTTTCCTCGAGACTAAATCCCATGTTGGCGAACACAGGCCCGAACTTTTCGACTGAACTAAGCAGTTCGGCCATAGGGCGGCCGGTTGCCTGCGCAACGCGCAAGAAATCGCCTAGCGCCTCGTTGGCGTCGTTTTCGCCGAACAGCGTTAAAGCCGAGTCAGCAATCGTGATGGCTTCGCCAACTTCAACGCCAGCAACACGGGCAAAGTCTAGGAACAGTTCCGTGGTGGCTTCAAGCTTTGCGCCAGTGTGCCCAAAATTGGTGTTGACGTCAGCAAGCGCCTGTGACACTACGTCAAACGATCCGGGTACTTGAGTGGCAACGTTGCGGGCCGAGTCGATAAGGCCGTCAAGAGCTGCGCCTGATGCGCCTGTGCCAGCCACGATGTTGGCTTCCATCGTCTGAATGTCGCGCCCGATATCGATCGCCATTTTTGCGCCGGCGATCGCTACGCCAGCAAACGCCAAACCGGCAGCACGCGAAAACGTTTTTAGTTTGCTTTCGGCTTTGCCGAGGGCGTTGCGAAACTTTTTGGAGTCGCCCAGAATCGCGACCGAGATAACGCTCGTGGGGGCTGCCATGCTTGCAAGCCTAGAACACGCGCCGGATTAGGCGGCGCACTTCTGCGTTGTAAGCGTCAATGACTTCCTGGCGTCGGTCGTCTAACGCTTCGTAAAGGAACGGCTGCGGTTTGATGCCTCGAGCTGACCAACCGAAATGAATAGGCGGGCCATACGGGACAGCAGTAGCGCCGCTTTTCCTGTTGTTGCCGGCTTTGACTCGAGCAGCGGTTTGAGTTCCTGACGCTCTAATGGAACGCTGCAAACGGCCAGACCGAACCGGCACCAGCGTTTTGGCTGTGCCGGCCACGTCATCGGCTAGACCACGATGCAAATCTTTTAGATCGCTGATGCCGTCGTCGGCGTCGCGAAACGCTCGCCGTAGCTTTGCGCCTCCCTCAATCTGAATTGCGGCCTGCATTAGCGCCTCCTGGCGGCTTTCTCACGCTCTCGGGCTTGTTCTTTCAGGATTGCCCGAAACGCTCTCAGAATCCTCGGAGAAGCGGCCTCAAGCTCGCTGACGGGTTGCCCTGTCGCTAGGGCTAACTCTGCAAGCTGGTAGGCGGCTCCCCTTCGGCTAAAGGGGCATCATCCTGCTCAAAATCCATATCTTCAAGCGTTTGCGAAAACTTGGCCCACGTGGGAACAGTCAAGCCGGCGGCGCGTCTCGATTCCCACGCCAGCCACGTGAGGTGCTCAAGTTTCATTTTCTGAAGTGCTTCGATACCGCTGTCAAGCTTAAAAAACAATTCCATGCGTAGAACAGTGCCCATGCTGGGTTTGCTCACGACGGGTTCGCTTTCGCCTTCCAGCCTTGTCGAAATCGACAGGTCAAGCGACATTAGGTTTACTTTCTATTAGCTAGTCAAAACGGTGACTGCGCCGGACAGCGGCCAGGTAACGCTGATGGTTGCAAGGTCGGCTACAGCACCGTCAAGCACGGGAACCTCGGTAACGAGGGCGCTGGCGCTGTGCTTCGGGTTTGTTGCCGAAACGCTGGCCGAGGTCGGCGTGACAGTGACAACAGCGAGAGTGCCCAGCAGGCCGTATAGGGTGATATAGGTCTCTGTAGCGGCGAAATCTTGCAGGAACTCGATTGAGACGCTGCCGTCCTTTAGCCCAGCGATCCGGGTGACGTTTCCGCTTCCCATCGTGGTGGTGTCCAGCTCGGCGGCTGTTTCAGTCCAGGAGACGCTGACTACGTGGTCGGTTAGATCCACGCCGCCTACGGTGACCTGGTTGTCATTAGAAAGAAAAACGGCCATGTGCTAGGCCTCCTTTTCGGTGTCGGCCTTGCGGCTGTTTTTCGGTTTCGCTTCGGCCAAATGGCCAGCGGCGAGTAGTGCGGGCACGTTTGCGCCCGGCTCGAGATCGTCGGCGGTCACAATGTCGCCGTGCTCAAAGCCGGCGAGCCTGTGAGATGCGACGGTGTAGCTGGTCATCTGGCGTAGGCCTCCACGCTGAAACGGGCACCAATAAACTCGGTGTCAGCAAAGGCTATCACGCCGTAATCGACTGCTTGGCGAACCTGGCACGTGGTCGCTGCGCCGCCCAGCGTCGGGTCTGCCTCGATCGCTGCCGGCACGCTGCCGCTGCCGCTAATCAGGTCATCTAGCGTATCTTGCGAAAACTCGGCGGCCATAGATTGAACGGCACAAACGATGTCAAAGTTAAAAACGGTGAGGCTGCCGCCGCTGCCGATCATGCTGTCGTGGTACGTGGCGACAGGCCGGCCAGGAACGACCACAGCAGCCGGCGCGACAATCCGGTTTGGTACTGTGGCGTGCACAGTCAGAAACGTGGAAACGGTGCTGAGGCGGGTTGCGAGGCCGTCGCGTATCGCTGTGTAATCAGCCATTAGGCCGTCGCTAGTTGTTTGTATTGTTGGAGCAGCGCAGCTACGTCTGGGTCTTGTTTGCTGATGCGTGCAATGCCGTAGTCTGCGAAGCCGGTCATGATGCCGAGCGGCGACGCTTTGCGCTGGTACAGGCGGGCTGCAAGGATTAGTGCGGCCTGTTGCACGGCGTAGGGCACAGCGCCGCTGTTTTGGTCGCCGTAAGCGGCTGTGACCTGGACGGCAGGCCGGCCAGAGTCGTAGCGTGGCCAGTCGCCCGACACGTTAAGCAGCGACGTGAACGGCGGTTCATTGAACG